ACCTCATGGCGGCGTTCAGCGACGGCGAGCGGATCTGCCGGCGGATCACGGGGATCGCCACGGATACGAGCTGGGAGGTGGTGACGGTGGATGCGCCCTTCGGCCGGGACCTGGTGGTCGGCCAGGTGACGCTGCATTGGCTGGACCGGGTGCGGCTGGCGGCCGACGCGGTGGAAATCCGCTGGGACCGGGTGGATGTCCTGGAGGCGACCCTGCAGGTGGAGGCGGTGACGACGTAGCATGACCTATCAGGCCTACGAAACCAGTGATGCCGAGGGCCAGCCGATCGAGCTATACCGGTTCGTGCGGGGGGCGGTGAGCTACCGGTATACGTCGGCGGCCGACGAGGTGGAGTACAACTCCGAGGTGTACGAGCCGGTCCTGATCCGCCGGTCCGCCCTGGTGACGACGGACGACCCGTGGAAGAACGAGGTGACGGTGAGCGTGCGGCGCAACCACCCGCTGGCGGCCGAGTACCTGATGCGCCCCTTGGAGGAGGTGATCGCCCTGTCCATCCTGCGGGGCCACGATACGCAGTTCGTGACGCTCTGGCAGGGATTCGTGGCGCAGGTGACGTGGGACGCGGAGCTGGCGCATTTTCGGTGCGAGCCGCGGACGGTGTCGTGGCTGCGGGGGGCGTTGCGGCGGCGGTACCAGCGGCTGTGTAACTATGCCCTGTACGGTCCGGGCTGTGGCGTCAACGCCGATCTGTGCAAGGAAAGCGGGATGGTGGCATCGGCCTCGGGATTGACGATCACGGCCAGCGTGTTCAGCGGCCACGCCAACGGGTACTGGACGGCGGGCAAGATCGTGTACGGGGCGTACAGGCGGCTGATCACGAGCCACACCACGAACACGGTGACGATCTCGTCGGCGATCCCGGGAATCCAGACGGGGGGCACGTTTGACGTGTATCCGGGGTGCGATCATACGCCGGCGACGTGCAAGGCGAAGTTCAATAATCTGGTGAACTTCGGGGGCCAGCCGTGGATTCCGACGAAGAATCCATTCGGCGGGGACCCCATCATGTGAGGAGAGGGGCATGTTCTGGAATATCGTGCTGTTTGTCGGGGCCCTGGCGCTGTCGTATGCCCTGCGCCCCAAGCCCAAGGTGACGCACGCCCGGCCGGCGACGGCGGCCGAGTTCGACGTGCCCACGGCCCAGGAGGGCCGGGAGGTGCCGGTCCTGTTCGGGACCCGGCGGATCACGGGGCCGAACGTGGTGTGGTGGGGAGACCTGGCCAGCTATCCGATCAAGAGGTGAGGCGAGATGGGATTGTTTTCCAGCAGCCGAAAGAAGCAGATCATAGGGTACCACTACAGCGTGGGGATGCACATGCTGCTGTGCCACGGCGTGATCGACGGGATCAGACAGATCTGGGTGGGGGATAAGTGCGCCTGGCCCAATGCCGCCGATGAGACGCAGGAGGCCGCGGATGGACAGACGCAGGCCGTGATCCATCAGCCGAATCTCTTTGGCGGGGAGGACCGGGAAGGCGGCGTGGTGGGGACGGTGGACCTGGAGTACGGAGGGGCGAGCCAGACGGCCAACAGTTATCTCACCAGCAAGCTGGGATCGGACGTGCCGGCGTTTCGGGGACTGGTGGGCGCGATCCTGCGGCAGGTGCGGGTGGGGACGAGCCCGTATCTCAAGCCGTGGTCGTTTTTGGCCAAGCGCACGGCGGTGCTGACGGACGGCAACCCGCAGTGGTATCCGGCCAAGGCGGACATCGAGGGCGACCTGAACCCGGCGCATATCATCCGGGAGTGCCTGACGAGCACGCAGTGGGGCCTGGGGTATACGGCCAGCGAGATCGACGCGGCGAGCTTCGAGGCGGCGGCCGATACGCTCTATGCCGAGGGGTTTGGCCTGTCGTTCGTGTGGGCGTCGGGCGAGAGCATCGAGGAGTTTATCCGGGAGGTGCTGGCGCATATCGACGGCGTGCTGTTTTTGGACAACGCGACGGGCCAGTTCAAGCTGGGCCTGGCGCGGGAGGATTATACGCCGTCCGCCCTGACGGTGTACAACGACGACGACATCGAGACGGTGGAGGATTTTGGCCGGGGGGCGATCGGCGAGGTGCCCAACCAGGTCACGGTGCGGTATGTGGACCGGATCACGAATGAGCCCGCCCTGGCGGTGGTGCATGATGTGGCGATGATCGACCGTCAAGGGGGGGCGGTCATCGACCGGGTGTTCGACTATCCGGGGATCGCCAAGGCCAGCCTGGCGAATCGGGTCGCGGCCCGCGAGCTGCGACAGCTCACGAGCTGCCTGGCGACGATGAAGATCACCGGTAACCGCCGCATGGCGGCCCTCCAGGTGAACGACGTGTTCAAGCTGACCTGGCCGATCCTGGGGATCAGCGAGATGATCGTCCGGGTGGTGTCGGCGGACTACGGGGAGTTGGTGGAGGGACGTGTGCGGCTGGAGTGCGTGGAGGACGTGTTCAGTGCGGCGACGGCGCTGTACGCCGATCCGGCGGCCAGCCAGTGGACCCAGCCCTGGAATGAGCCAACGGCGGTGACGGCGCAGGCCCTGATCGAGGCCCCGTACTACACCGTGGCCAGGGACGTGGTGGGGCCGACGGTGGCCGAAACGCTGGGGGCGAATATCGGGTATCTGATGGCGGTCGCCGAGAAACCCACCCTCGACAGCATCGACGCCGAGGTCCTGTTGCGGGAGGTGAACACGGCAAGTTACGTCAGCTACGGCGTGGCGGGGTTCTGTCCCACCGCGGAGCTGGTGTCGGGGCTGACCCAGGGCGCATCGAACGTCCAGATCACATTGGCCGGCGCCGTGGACCTCGAGATGGTGGCCGTGGGGGATTATGCCGTCCTGAACGATGAGATCCTGATCGTGACGGACGTGAATACGGCCACGCCGTCAGTCACGGTCAAGCGGGGTGGGGCCGATACGGTGCCTGCGGCGCACAACGCCGGGGGCCGGATCTGGTTCGTGGAGTCCGGGGCGTTCCTGTTCGAGGTGGAGCTGGACAACACGGACACGCCGGGGGCCAAGGTCCTACCCGCCACGGCGAAGGGCCGCCTGGCGGAGGCGTCGGCCACGGGGATGAATACGACGATCACCGGGCGGTTGTATAAGCCGCTGCCGCCGGCGGTGCTCACGATCGACGGCGTGCTGTATGGGACGACGTACAGCGGGGACCTGGACCTGACGTGGGAGGACCGCAACCGATTGACCGACGGGGACAACCTGCTGGGGACGGCCGAGAGCGGGACGAATACCCGAGAGACGAACCAGTCGGTGACGGTGAAGATTTACAGCACGGGTGATGTGCTCAAGCGGACGGCCTCGGGGATCACCACCGGCAGCTACACGTACACCGAGGCGATGGAGGTCGCGGACTTCGGGGCTAAGCAGGCCGGCCTTCGGGTGGACGTGTACAGCGTGCGCGACGGCCTGGCCTCGCAGGTCCATAGCCTGATCGTCAGCCGGTCGGATTATCCGTAAGGGAAGTTTTCTCCCCTCCGGGGGCGGTCGGTGCGTCGCGCCGGCCGCCTCTTTTTTTGAGTCACCATGAAGGATGCCGGATACCGCACCAGAGAAAAAAACTGCCCAATGGGCTATTTTTCAATTGACTATAGCCGCTAAATGCGGTAAGATATAGACATAATCAAAACCAATAGAAAAGGGCATACAATGCAACCGAAAACACTTCCCACCAACTGGACCACGACTCGCGGGCGCGTCTTTCTGGAATCCCGCCAACTGCCCTACGACCATCCCGAATATCCCGGGGTGGGCGAACTCCGCGCCTTCGCCACCGACCCCGCCACGGCGGAAATCCACGCGCTCAACCTTGCTGTCGAATATTTCGCGTGGGGGGACTTGCGCCAATTGGACCTGGCGGTCGCGGCCATCAAAACGATCGTGGACAAATACTATGCCTAAACAAACGGGGCGGGCGCGGCGCTCGCCCCTCCACCTTTGCCTGAAAGGGCGAATCATGCAAACCCCCACGATGAAAAGCGTCCAGGGGTACAAGCTGGACAAGAAGATCGCGGATGTGCTGAGGGCGGCGTTGGCGAAGGACAGTACGCGGTACGCCCTGAACTGCGTCCTGGCGACGGAGCGGGAGCTGGTGGCCACGGACGGCACGCAGTTGGTGGCGGTCCAGTTCGAGCACGGCGTGGCGCCGGGGCTGTACGAGCTGGACGGGCTGTTCCTGGTGCCGGCCACGGTGCCACCGAATGGCCACAGGTTCCCCGCGTACCAGGACTACTGGCCGACGGGTGTGCGGACGCTGGTGGAGCGGGAGCCGAAGAGCGTAGCCCGGTCGTTCACGATGCTGGCGCTGACGCATCAGAACTGCATCGACGTGTGGCGCTTCGAGAAGACGCTCAAGGCCGTGGACAAGCTGAAGATCACCAAGGTCGTGGTCAAGGTCCAGCCGCCGTACACGGAGACGGCACCGACGATGTTGGTGGCGGTGAATCACGAAGTCACCGTCAAGGCGCTGTTCATGCCGTTCAACCACCGACCGCAACGCAGCAGACACCGGCGCTCGGCGTGAGGGACGCAACCATCAGAAAAGGGCGATGACATGGCGTGGAGACCCACGGAGTATCTGATCGAAGGCGAACTGGACAACACGCATCTCGGCAAGGTCACGGGGTGGCTGCGCTTTGCGGGGATGCGGCGAAAGGTGAGGCTGGACCTGGAGGGAGACTTCCACCGAGACATTCGGGGGACCACGCTGCGGCTGCGGGGACCGGCGGCCGTCGAGGCACCCCGCCCGAAAGAGGCCGCCGCGTACATGAAGGGGTTCTCGGCGGCGCAGGTCGGCCGGGCGGGGGACATCACGGCGGGCCTGAAGCCTGTGGACTATGTGGACTATCCCTACGTGGAGTGGTACGGCGAGGGGAACGGCCGCGTCGTGCTGGAGCTTGATCCGGAACAGATCGAGGTCGTCGGCGAGCACATCCCGGCCCGAGAGTCATTCCCGGTGTCCCGCGAAAGGCAGGCGCAGAACATGGTGGATTTCCTGCGAGGTCTGATGGAGGGCCTCAACGCGTGACCGAAACGAAGGTTCCGCCCGGCGGGGCGGGGCCACAGGCAAGGAGAACAGATCATGGCGCACCAAATCGAAATCACAAGTAACGGGACCGCTCGCACGTTCTACTCGGGCCAGGTGCCCTGGCACGGGCTGGGGACGGCGGTCGAAAAGGAAGTGACCTCGGAGGCGGCGATCCGGCTGGCGGGGCTGGACTGGACGGTGGAAAAGCGGCCCCTGTACCTGCGGGGCACGGCGGCGGTGGACGGCATTCCGGTCGTGGCTCAGGAAGTGCCGAACTACTTCGCCACGGTGCGGACCGAGGACGAGGCCATCCTGGGCTGCGTGGGCCAGTCGTACGAGATCATCCAGAACCAGGAGGCGTTTGCGTTCCTGGATTCGCTGGTGGGGGAGGGGCTGGCGATGTACCACACGGCGGGTAGCCTGTACGGCGGCAAGCGCATCTGGATCACCTGCAAGCTGCCACAGGCCATGCAGATCGGGCCGGACAAGGTGGACAAGTACCTGGTGTGCTGCACGGGCCACGATGGACGGCTGAGCCTGCATATCAAGTGGACGCCGATCCGGGTGGTGTGCCAGAACACGCTGTCGGCGGCGTTCGGGATGCGCAACGGCAAGGTGCAAGCCAACGGGCGCGATACGGTGTCGGTGATGCACTATCGCAACTGGAAGGCGCAGGCGGCCCAGGCCCGCGAGGTCCTGGAGCTGACGGGGGTGTACTACAACCGGCTCGAAGAGGTGTTCCAGCGGCTCATCAAGACACCGGTGACGGCCTCCGACGCTCAGGTGTTCGCCGAGACACTGTACGTCCCGCCCAAGGACGACCACGGCGATCCGAAGACGGCCAGCACGTGGCTGGAGAACCGGCGGGCGGAGTTGGTCCGGTTGTTCCGGTCCGGGGTGGGCAACGATGAGCCGGGCGTGCGGGGGACGCGGTGGGCGCTGTACTCGGCGGTGACCGAGCAGCAGGACCACCACCGGACGTTTACGGCCTCCGCAGACTACGGGGCCAGTGATGCCCGGATGAACAGTCTGCTGTGGGGCACGGCGGCCAACGTCAAGAAGCGGGCCCTGGAGCTGCTGTCGGCGTGAGGTGAGGCCAGGCAAGGGCCCCGGTGATCGGGCCGGGGCCCCTACTGAAAGGGCGAAAGCATGACACGGCTGCAGAGGATGCTGATGGAACGGGACGGGATCACGGCCCGTGAAGCGCAGGAGATGATCGACGCGGCCCGGGCGGAGCTGGAGGAACGGATCGCCGAGGGCGATCTGCTGGGGGCCGAAGACGTGTGCCTGGATGTGTTGGGGTTGGAACCGGACTACTTGGACGACCTGCTGTAAGGAGCGAAGAATGTACAAGATCATACCGGCGGAGAAACTGACGCGACTGCTGGACCTGGCGGAGCGGCTTACAGCCGCCCTGGAGCGAGGCGAAGATCCAGCCAAGCGGTCAGAGCTTCTGGAGGACGCCCGATCCGCCTTCGGCGGACTGGAGGCCTGGGGCGACATCGAGGAGCGATCCAGCACGGCCGAACAGAACATCCAACAGCTCATCACGGCGGCCGATGAGGGGGCCAGCCTGCTGCATCATCTGGCCGAGTTGCTGGGCGCGCCGATACCGGAGGCCGATCGGCTAAAGATGGTGCTGGACCTGCTCAACGGGGCTTTCCCACCAACGTCACAGCGACAGGACACGGGCGAGTCCGCGTTCCGGGGATCGCCCGAGGACACGCCGTTGCAGACGCTGGTGCGTGCGGCCCGCAAGGCGCGGGATCTGCTGGCGTCGCTGGAGGTCGATATGTCGGTGGAGCTGGTGGAGACGGCAGAATTGTACGAGGCCCTGCGTCCGTTCGATGACGCAGCAGAGGCACAAGAAAGGGCGAATGATGGAACTGCAGATTAACGGTCAGACGGTGGTGGCGACGGAGAAGGAGATCAAGGCCGCCCTGCGCCAGGCCCGGCGCGACGAGAAGATGAAGGAACGCCAGTTGGCCGAGGCGCGGCAGCAGGCCCTGGCGAACCTGGGGCATCTGGCGTATCTGGTGGAATCGAATCCCGGGGTGATGACGCTCGACCGGCCCACGGTGGAGGTGACCGGGCAGGGTCGGATGGTGGCGTTGCTGGATGTGGAGGAGGTGCGTGAGCGGGTCAAGGTGGAGTTTGCCGGCGACGTGCATCCGGCGTGGGTGATCTGCGACGGGGCCGGCTGGACGTTGGGCGTGATCTGCGAACCGGCCAACGGCGAGCCGGAGTTCGCCCTGGCACTGGGGGCGGTGACGCCGACGGTGTACACGTGGCACAAGATCCCCAGGTATGTCCTGGAGTTGGTGCGGCGGAACGTCGTCAAGTAACGCAAAGGCGGACAGTGCGCCTGCGCTGGTCAACGCAGGTTCGCCAGTGCCCCAGTCGGTGGGAAAAACCGGCCTGGGCGGCTGTTTCCCAGGGGACGGTTGCCGTCCTACCCGAGTCCGGCGAGGGAAGGCCAGTGGTGATTCTGGGGCAGACGGGCCAGGAAGATGTTGCCGAAGAGGACTTTTTTTTCGTTCCCAGTGCCAACTGTATGGCACTGTCACGAAATTTCCTCTTGTCGAGCGATTGGGCGCTGTATGAGATGTCGTCGGGACCCGCAGGCGACCACCGCCGGGGTCTTGGAAGGGTTTGTTGGGATTCGGTCCGCAGGGCATCGAACCCGGGTTTGTACGTGAACGGTCCGGTGAGGGCGCCGTCTTCTTGACAGGAGTGATCCGATGTATCAGGCCTCACGAGGGAGGGATGCAGTCGTCGTTTGGCTGATGGGGGTTGTCCTTTGGGTTGGAGGCCGGGTCGAATCGGTCGGGGACTACTGCCCGGATTGTGTGGACACCTCGAGCGTCATGTGCCGGCCCTGGGGGCAGGGGCAGGCCTGGCTGCGGTGGGCCAGCGTCGAGGAGCCCGGTTCGGACATCACGTTGACGGCCGGGCCATGTGGCGAGGCGGGCGAGACAGCTCGGGGCTACGTCTTTGCGTGCATGGATGTGCATGATGCCGTCTGCGCCGGCGGCACGCCCTGCGGGGGAGACACCGCGAACCACGGCACCTTTGCGATCCTTCGGGTGTCGGGCGACCCGACCGCTTTCCGACATATCTTTCCGGATGGGTTGTCCATCACCAGTGACCAGATCGTGGGCCTGTATCCGGAGGTGAACTATGCGTACATCGCGGTGGAGAAGGCCGGGTGTGACTACCGGATCGGTCTGGCGGGGCCGCCGCAGATGCGGTTGCGCCTGGA